GCTTGCTAATGCCCGTTCCCGTTCTTCAGATTCCCGCGCTGCATCCCTTGCTTCTGTAGAATCTTCTAATGCAGTGATTGTCTGCTGAATTGCTTCCTGCTTTTCGTTTTCAGCTTCAACTATCTGCTCAGCCCAGCTTTTCTCCTTTTCCATTGCTGCAATCAAACCGCCAATTGCGGATGTTACACCAACAATTCCAACAACAACCAAGGCATACGGATTTTGCAGTAAAACCGTGTTCAGTATCTTCTGTGCCGCGGTCCATGCTGCAACACCTGCTGCCGCAGCACCTACTCCAACAACCAGCCCACCAATTGCGGCTACAATCTCAGGATTCTCATTTACAAACTCAGTCACAGCATCTAATATATCTGCTCCTGTTTCGTACACTTCCTCCAACGACTCGTTCAGCTGTGTTCCGATGGCAATCTTCAGGTTCTCTGCCGCAACATTCATCCGTTCTTCCGCAAACTCTGTTGTATCCGCCATCTTTTCAAATGCTTCCTCTGTTGCTCCGGCAGAATTCTGTACAGCCACCAGATTATCATTAAAAGATTCCAGCCCCTGACTTACAATCGCGTTCGATGCCTTACCTGCTTCCGCACTTCCCCACAAATTCATAAGTGCTTCCGCATCACCATTTACGCTGTCATACAAGATTTCAAGAACATCTGCCAATGAATTCCCTTGATTCATTAACTGGCCAAAGGAATAACCGGTTTCATTCATAATAATCTCTGCTACATCACTTTCTGAATCACCCAGCTCTTTAAACATAGCAGACATATATGTCGTAGATTCTGCACAGGCTATACCATTCTTGGTTAAGCTGATATAACCGGCTTCCAGATTATACAAATCAACATTATACGCAGACGCGGATGCAATTCCTTTACCCATTGACTGTGCAAGCTGATCCACGGTTAATACTCCACGATTCTGCGTAACAATCAGAGAATCGGATATCTGCGTCATATCGTCAACTTCCATCTTGTATGCATTTACCGTTGTTGTAAGTACTGACATCGCATCATTTGTATTAGTAAATCCTGCTTTGGCAAGCTCTGTAGCTGTCGAAGCTGCATATACAGACTTTTCCACATCGACACCGGCAGAGATTGCATTGTAAGCCGCTTCTGATATATTTCCTGCTGCTGTCGCCATATCAGAAGATGCTTCTAATGCTTCTCCACGCAATTTTTCTATAGAAACTCCGGATCCTTCCGCAATTGTACTTAACTTTGCCGTTGCCGTCTCAAACTGAGTTGCTGCATCCGCACACTCCAGCAACTCATTCTTAATTTCATTTACACCCGCAACAATTCCGGCTCCCTGAAGTGCAACGGCAAGATTATCTACCGCCTGAGATGCTGTACGTCCAAATTCTTCCGACTCTCCTGCTGCCTCTCTGACTTCTCTTCCATATCTGTCAATTGATGTTGCGCAACCGTCCGCCGCATCTTTAGCTTCATCAAGATAGTCCCCGTTTTTCTTCAATTCTCTGTCGAGCTGTTCTATTGTTGCCTGAGTATTATTTACTCCAGTCTGATACGCTGTTATTTTCTGCCCGGCACGTTCATAGTTGTTCTCTGCATTCTTTAATTCTGCATTTAATGCTGCAATCTTATTTTCCTGATTTTCTATTTCCTCTGCCGTTGCAGAAGACGATTCCTTCATCTGATTGAACTGCTCTGTTTCCTTCTCAATCTGTTTGCGCAGTTCCTCCGCTTTTTCGCGAGCTTTGTCATGAACTTCCCGCCAAGATTCCAGCTGTTGCTGATTTAACTGCAGTTTTTTATTATTTTCTTCCAACTGCTTTTGTAGCAGCTCCTGCTTCTTAGTCAACGCTTCCAGTGAATTTTCATTACCGGCATACGTTTCTTTTACAAGCTTTGCTTCTGAACGTAATACCTTAAGCTCGTTATTAACTTCCCGGATACCTTTCTTAAAATCTGCTTCTCCATTCAGAGCAAGACCAATACCAATATTGAACATAATTTATTCCCCACTAAAAAAGGACGATTTGAGATTCCTCCTCGTCCTCATCATTTTCCATATCCATTTCACTGTATATCTGATGTTTCTGCTGCATATTATAAAAAAACTTATGCCACTCAAATAATTCGTTGTATTTGCGTAGCGTAAGCCGTCCTACTTCCTTCTCCGTATAGCCAAGCAGATTAATTCCCACATAGAGTATCCGTGCAAAGTCAATCCGCGTCTCTTTCCCGGATTCTCTTTCTTCTCCGGTTCTTTTTTTTTAGGCAATACACAATCTGAAATTTCATTCAGGATTATTTCCGGAATCGCACCTAACGGAAGATCCGCCATTCTCAAAATTCTTCCTACATCTGATTTGCTCACGTGTTCCTGTGCATCTGCCTTATTATCATTCTGAATATCAATTCCTTCATTTATCATTATCTGGAGCCCGTCAAGCACTGCACGCACATTCACGGCACCTGTGACATAATCACTACCATCTTTACTTTTCTTTAATCCTGCAACCTTCATTTGATATACTTCAATGCTTCCGTACTTCTCCTGAATGTATTCCAGCACATTAAAGTCACAGAATATCGGGTATTCTCGTCCCTCTGCCTTAATTGTTCTCATTTTCTTTACCAGCATAGCTTCCTCCATGCAAACAGACGGCAGGATTTTCTCCTGCCGTCTTCTTTTCATATCATTGTTTACTTATTAAGCCTGTGTCTGCTCTGTTCCTTCTGCAGCCTGTGTCTGCTCTGTTCCTTCTGCAGCCTCAGTCACTTCAAATCTTGCAGCCTCTTCCTCCGGAATAGTCTGTCCAAAGAACTTGTACAGGGTTGCAACTGCAAGCAGTAATGTATCAACTCTTGCTTCGCATGAATAATCCTGATTTTCAAGCTTATGAAGCGTTCCCTGTACAGTCGGCTTCTGATAGTTTGCGGTTCTTCCTTCCGTCTCTGCTGAGCTGTCATAATCTGCCCAGGTAGTCTTCGGAAAGAAGTTTACTCTGTACTTAATCTTGTTGCTGGCATCCTTCTCTTTTTCGATATAACCAAATCCGAAAGGATTTCCGACATCGTTACCGTTACCAACATAATAATCGACTGATTCTGTCTTTTCTCCGATTGTAACGTCCATGCTCTTCTTGGTTTTTCCAATGACCGGCGCAAATACTGCCGGATCGTCATCTACTACCGAAATATCCAACGTTCCGCCCGTAACGGATTTATCCTCGATCATGATAATATTATCACCGGGAACCTCTGCATTGTTTTTAGATAATGCCTTTTTTACAGATGCGGCACCAATCATCTTAATAATCTCGCCATAAGACTTCTCTGTCTCATTCAGCGGTGCTGCCAAAAAGCATGATAAACCTTTCTTTGCCATTGTTCTTCCTCCTTAATTTACGAGATTGATATACAAGATTTCTTTTGTATAATCCTCTCTCTTGTTTGTGATATGTTCTCTGTTTGTTACATAGAATCCGCTTTTACGCAGTAATACGGCCAGCATTTTTCCGATTGTTCTTGTGTCATCGTTTTCTGCATCCTTGCAGACATAGTGGACAACAAAAGAGGTTGTCTCTTCCACCGGTTCATTATCCGCAAAATCCGTATCCGTATTAGCTGTCTCGCTCCATACGATATACTTGTCTGCCTTACCGTAATACTCTCCCTCTGCATGCGGTATCTTTGTCCCCTTCAACACATTCTTTAATCGTTCTGCCGCAATCATTGCCCTGCCTCCTGCATAATGACTCTTTGCATCGTTTCCGATACCTCTTTGCTGACACTATCACGTATTTTCCCAACCACCGGTGTCCCCACCTGTCTGGCAGTTCCGTACTCCAAATATGCCAGCTTTTCCATATTTCTCACGCCTTTGCTGTCCGTACCGGTCGGACGTACAAAAGCATATGTTCCATATCGGTTTTCTTTTGGCTTTGTCGCTTTTATCGACTCTACCATTTCCCCGCGTGTCGGGTCTCGTTCTGCCCTGTGATGATTTGACAACTCACCTTTCATTGCCTTCTCAACGATAGGTGATGCGGAAGACACTGCCTTTATCCCCAAATTATTGTCCGACAAATTCTTCAGCATTTCTTCCAATCCACCCGGGATATCAAAATTGAATGAAGCCACTTACTTTCTCCTCCGCTCTGCTGACAATGTCAAATCTGATACCGCAGGAATATTGTTCCGGTAATGTTGTACCCTTGATATCTTATATACCTGGTCCCCAATTTTTGCCCGGAAATAATCCTTGGTATCTTCATCAATTCTCTGGAACATCTTTACGCGAATCTTCCGTGATATTTGGATGTCTAATTGCAAGGATTCCGCATATGCTCCTTCACTAACTGTCCTGTTGGAAAAGCGTAATTTCGCAATCTGTTTTCCGAGCTTTCCATCATCAGTAAGATCATGCAGATATACAATTCCATCCCTGAAACTTTCAAACTCAATATCCTTCCGTTTCCGCATATACGCTCACTTCTCCTTCCATGGCAAGCCCCAACAGCTCCGGACCGTAATTTGTTTCAAATGCTTCTGTCTGGTTACACATCGCATAACGGCAATAATCAAGAAGGAGCCCCCTACGGGCCCCCTCTTCACTATAATCATATGTTGTACCGGCAATGGTATCCAGTCTTTCCATTCCCCTTCGCATGATTCCTAACAGCTTTTTATCTGTGTCCTCATCCTCATAGGTAATATCCAGATAATTCTTGACATCCGCAAGCAGCATAACTTCCTCATCGGTTTTTTCTTGGTTTGCTTTTACCATTGCTGTCCTCCGTTATTATTCAGCTGATTCCTCTCCAGTTGATTCTTCTCCAGTTGTAGATGTAGCAGCTGTTGCAGCTGTATCCTCTACTACCTTCACCTTCGTAGGTGCCGCCTTCATGTTCTCAATATTCAGATACATGAATGCGTTGTTATCCTTCGGCCGGCCATTTGCAAACAGTTTAATCAGGTACGTTCTCTGGTCTTCGAGGAACTTGTAACTGTCATCGTATACCAGCTTGCCATTCGTTCCTGTGCCTGCTGCCACCAACAACATGTATCTCTTACCAATACCGATAATTGCCTCGTTCTCATCAAGAGCCGCACTCTGGATACATCTTGTCGGGAACGGGAAGATATCGTTTGCATAGGTTCCATCAGCTTTTCTGACTGTGGATGACGGAAGCACCTTGCGGATATAGTCAACCGGATTTACTACAAACAGCACTTCCGGGATCACTCTATAACCACCATTCGGTTTTACCGCAAGCGGTGCAATTACTCCGCAATACTCTTCCGGATCAAGACTTGTCAATGCAACCTTTTCCTTGTCAGAATATACACCTTCACTAACTGCACCCTTCAGATCCTTACACATACCAATCGGCTGATTCTTACCTGTACCTTTCAGCACGGCCAGCTCCATTCCATAAGCCGCAGCTTCCGTCAGAATAATTCTAACATAGTTGTCTAACCACTGCGGTCCTAAGTCCAGCATATCCTTCGGTACCGGAATAAATGCGGACAGCTTTGCCTGGGTTACATTTAATTCCTCCATAGAACCTTCAAGCTCCTTGGTAATTGCAGAATTCAAAGCTCCCCATACTGCCAGCTGCACATCTCCTGCATTAACGATCATCTTCACAACGCCTGTTGCGTTCTGTACATCCACATAATTTAAGAGCTCGTGCTGCTCCTTCATATCTTCCACCACGGAATCAATAATTGTTACCGGCATTGCAACACTGATGTTGCTTACCGCCTGCTTCGGATCTTCAGACTTATGTGCATCCACCCACGCCTGATAGAACGTGATTTCCTCACTTGTCAGCTGACGGATTCCGCGTGCCGCCAATACTTTTCTGTCTGCAGATAAAGAAAGCTGCATAGCCTCATTCATAACGCTCTGCTGGATTCCTTCACAGAACTTCTGAAATGCTTTCTGCATTCCCTCTTCGTCATCCGCTTTCATTGCTTCCTGCAATGCCTGCATTGTCTTCAGGTTCTCTTCTTTCATTAAATCTTTGCTTACCATGATTCTCCTCCTTGTTGTTTACATATTTGCATTTAAAAAAGCACCCATCATGCGGAGTGCTTTCTGCTGCGTCTGATTCAATTCTCTCGGCTTATCCGGCTCAGGTTCTTTTCCAAAGATTTCTTCCGGATTTCCGCCTTCCTGTTGCGACGTCGCAACTGTTTCCTTGTTAACAGACATTTGCTGCATCTGCTTTGCAAATGCCTGGTTGAGCTCCTGCAATTTTGCAATCTGCTCCATTCGCATCTGTGTTGACTGCATCTGTGCATCCGGATTGGTATAACCGCGTACCTCGTCCAGAAAACCGTATTCCACACACTGCTCCGGAGTCAGAATTGTTTCTGCTTCCATCATTGCAATAATCTGCTCTTCTGTCAGATTTTTGCTACGATTCAGATAAATCTTACGGTTGCTCGCCATCATATTATCCAAACGGTCTGCTGCCTCGCGCAATTCTCTTGCATTGCCGCTTACCGTCTGCCACATATTGTGGAACAAGTATGCTGTGCCAAGCCCGCCAATACGGTAATCACATGCAAAAAGCAGTAAAAACGCTGCGCTATGCGCCACTCCATCCACATATGCCGTCTTTTTACAATTCTTCTGACACAGAAGATTATAAATTGCCACCGCCTCATATGCTTCCCCGCCATTGCTGTTGATATGAATATCAAGCTGTGCTCCGTCCGGTACCTTCTCCAAAAATTCCCGGATATGATTTGCACTGGTATCGGAATCCTTGTAGGACCACGTCTCCCAATCAAAATCTCCGTACTTGGTAATGGTATCGTAGATATACAGCTTATACGGCTCTGATTCCTGCTTCGGGACGCTGAATGCGTACATCGTTGCTGCTCTTCCCGCTTCCGGAATGTTATTCATTGTTCCCGGCATCTCCTTTTCCTCCTTTCATAGATTCTATTGTTTGGTAATTCTTGGTCATGTAGTACCGGCGCGACCATTCAGTATTCAGCTGAAGCAGACCGGCACGTTTCCGAAGCTCATCAATATTGGTAAAGCCGGATGAAATCAGCTTGTCAATATTCTTGGCTGCTTCGAAAAGATCTATATGTAGGACGGATGTTGTATCTGTCCACATGTAGCAATTATTAAGCACTGCTTTTCCATATCTCTTACGGTTAATCTCCGTATCTATCGCATTACAAAACGGATCCACGCCGAAAGATATCAAATCGTTGACTGCATCTTTTAATCCGGACACATTTCCAACAAACAATCCCGGCGGTATATTAAATGCAAGCGCTGTCTTCGCGGCGCATTCATTAATCATCCCGCTATAGTCTGATGCAATATTCTGATAGTTTGTTGTACCACCATTCTTTTCCTCGTACTCAAAGCCTTGGAACAGCGGTAATACTGCATTCTTTGCCTTAAAATATTTCTGAAAACGATTGTTTAACAACTCTTCATAAATCTCAGAAAACGATTTTCCGCTATATTGCCTGTTTGTTGCCGCAGAATCAATATGCATAATTCCCTTGCGCCCATTTGCCTTTTCATAATTCTCTAAGGCATTCTCTGCAACCGTTTTATACCCCTGTGTGATAGAATCCAGCAGTACCCGTATATTCCGGTTATTAAGCCTGAAAAACATCACATCGCGCATAAAGAATGGTCTATCAAACATCAGACTGCCCTTGCTTACATGCTCAAAAGTCTGGTCCCATAACACATTTTCACTGTTATGCACATATCCGTCTGCGCATATAAGCTGGCCGCCGATATCCAGCAGTAGGCATTCATTATTTCGAAACAGCTTATCTATAATCTCTTTTTTCAAATCTACTGCCGACTGATTCCGGTTCGGCTCGTAATTCCAAAGATAATACTCCTCTCCGCGAACCTCTTCCCCATGCATAACCGTTCTCATTTCACAATTCGATACAATATTGGAATATAGTGAAATCGCCAGTAACGTAAAAAATTCTGTGGTACACAGTTCATTCATCTTCTCGGCGTCAACATATCTATCCATTTCCTCCGCAGATATCTCTATTTTCGTTTTTCCTATAAACTGTGTCCTTAGCCATTCTGTAAATTTCATTTGCTCTCCTCATCTTTCTACATCGTGAACATCGGCAATTCAAAATCAATATCGGATTCTTCCGGAATCTCTTCCTCGATCGTCATAGCCGCCACAAATGCCATATATCCGTCTGTCTTACGCAAATTCTCATCAATCTTTGCAAATGTAACATTGCCATTAATGATTACCTTTTTCGTATTGTTTGTATACCAACGCATAATCGTTTCTGTAAATATCAGATTATGTGTTACAAACAAACTGTTGATAACCGGCGCAATCCTAATCACGTCCCATTTATGCGTCAAGACCACATTCTTATTCTCATATGCATCAAATCCTATTTCTTTCAGAGCCTTATTCATCCATGTGTAGCGGAAGTTATCCAAAGCTATCTTGATAATATTGTAATGTGCACTCTGCTTTTCAAACCACTTTGCCACCTTTTCCGGCGGTACCTCCACATCATTTATGAACTCAACCTCTCCAAGCTCCTCATACGATTTTTCATTCGGACCCATGAGCGGATTCCGCCTAAGTGGAGCCTTGATGCCCGGAAGATCTCTGGACTTGGCACAAATAAATGTATGATGCATCCAGATTGTCTTTCCTCCCGTTCGGAATAACAGACCACAGGCTACAAAATCATTCGTCTTTGCATAATCGATTCCACCAACGCATGATAAACCTTCCAAATCAGGCACGCTCTGACTTGTCGTTGCAAGAATATCCTCTTTGGAAGCTACATCTGTCTCAGAATTGCCAACCGGATAATTACACCTTTTTGCGAGGAATTCATAATAGTACTCCATGTTATACGGCATATTCATGATTTCATTGCGGATAATCGTCTGCAATGTCGGCAGATATGGCAAGCTCGGATTTGCTTTTGTCAGCAATCCCATATTGTTCCATTCCTCTTCCGCCTCCTGGCGGCACCAGAATATCAATGTCCTATTCTCCGGATTATACTGTCTCAGTATATCCTTATATTTCAGCTTTTCTCTGTCGAGATAACCATCACGTATCTTTCCATCTGTGGTAATTTCCAGCACACGCGCATCTGGCACTTTTCCAAGTCCGGATTTAAGGGTATTAACACGCCCCAAATCCGATAACGTATATTCATGTGCTTCATCTACAACAACCATTCCCGTTCTCTTGGAATCCTTTCCTTTGGATGAAGACGTATTGAAACGCAGCTCCGAATTTGTCTGCTTACATCTCGTTACCTCCGCAGTTGCCTTAAAATAATATTTCAAGACTCTCTGCTTCTCCGGATCCGGATGGTTGTTTATCAAATCATACAAATCTTTATTACAAGTCTTTGCCTGGTCCTCTGTGTTTGCAATAATATCAATGTTGTACTCCCGGATTCCGTTATATGGTGATATCAAATACAATCCCAGAAAGTCCAAGAATCCGTTTTTACCATTTCCACGTCCCATCAGAATGCGGATATCAATAAAATACAACTCGCCATTTGTGAACCGCACCCCGACAATCAGTGCAAATAAAAATACCTCCCACTCCAACAAATGGAATGGAAAGTATTTCTGTAGCTCTAATCCTTCTTTGATTTTCTTATTATCGATAATAACATCCTCACGGTTTAACACCGGTATGACAATATTATCAATCATTTCCTCCTGTTCTCTACAATGAACAACCTCATTGTTCTTAATCATACGGATGTATGGGTCAATGTATTTGCTATAACCGGCCAGGGCAGCTGCCTCCTAAATCTCCGCTTTCCGGCTTTAAGCCCAGAAAGGCAAGTATACCTCTCATTTCTGCAGATACCCTCCGCTTTTCACTGATCGCATCCGTAAGATTTTTTAAGCTGGAATTTTCATCTGATTCCATCGAAATAATTCTCGATTCCAGTGTTTTAAGATTATCATAAAACGACATATACTCATCAATTTTATCTAAATACACCTGACCGGACAGACCTTTTCCCTTTGTCAGTTTTTCCAGATTTTTCTTAGTGTCTTCGCGTTTTTTTTCTTCTGACTTTTGTCGCGCCATCTCCAGTCACCTGCCTTTCAAAAATCGAAAATTTTTCAGAAAATGATTTTTTTACCGGAAACGAGGCTGCTTGTACGGTTACGCTTCCGGCACAAAAAAGCGTTTTTTAGAAGCCGGGGGGACTACCACCACTCTTCGTTCTCGTAACGCTCTTTCCTTCGTTCTGCACGCGCCTGCTGCCATTGCGATATCTTATCATGCTCTATGTTATGACATTGTTCACATATCGATATCAGCTGTCTTTGCTTCTCACCATGCTCATCCACATAGTATAGTGACATTGCCAGCTCAGGATGTTCTTTTACTTTCTTTACGTGATGTACACTGTCAGCCTTGCTATACTTACCATGCATCTTGCATATCTGACATTCGTTATGGTCCAACTCATATCGCACGTGTTTTGACAATTTCCGCCATGGCCACCAATGATAGAATTCTTCCAGACGATTCTCTTTGATTAGTCTGGATATCCAAACAACCAGTTCTTCCGTGCTTTTACTGCTCTTGGCTTTTCTTGGCACTCTTTCTGCTCCTTGCACCTGCTGCCTGCTTTGGTTCTTGATTCTGGCTCTCTGAAGCTTTGCTTGCTTTCTCTAATTCATCCACATATACTAATCGCCCTGCTTCCATATCCTCTTCCAGCTTGCACAGCTTTTCTCTTGACTCCATCTGTACATGAATTGAATAATCTACCAATACCGCTGCTCCACTCGCTAATCGCTTTGTTAATCTCTTCATCCTGCTCCTCCTACCTACGCAAAAAGAGCACTGGACTTCTCCAATGCTCTTTCCTTGTCTCACTTTTTCATGATACTATTATAGCACATAAAAAGTGAAAAAAACGGACAGTTTTTATTTTGTAACTATAAAACTACATACCCCTTTATCAATTTAAAAAAGTTGGATGTTTGATACCTCACATTCTCAAACATCCAACTTTTATTATTTACTAAAATTTTCTACGTTTTGGAGTCTCTGTATGCACGTGCATCTTCGTAAGTCAAAAATTCCTGAACATCATCCCATGATACATCATACTTACCAAAATTCAGTAATACATCACTCATTGCATCGCCATTATGTAACCAAAATACTATATCTGGATGTCCATCGCGCTCATAATTCCAATCACTTGGAGCAAAGGTCTCATCAAACGCAGTTTTAGAAATTGGATTGAAACCATATAGTTCATACAAACCCGATAACTTGGCCACGTCATAATTGTCGAGTTTATTTCCTCCAACCCCTATTGCTACTGGCATTAATGTTTTTAATACACCGTGATGAGTTCCTCCATTAAAAACCGAAACAATATTATTATCAGAGGTAACTGCAATTCCTGCCATCCCATCCAAAGTAACAAATAAAAACGGCATAGCAGCGTACTCTTCTATTGTCAACTGATCTACACAAGCTCCATGTTTATTTACCTTCTTAGCTCTTCCAATAGCTTCATAAAATTCTTTTGGCGAAGCAATTCTGATTGGCAAAAAGTCAAACTTGTCCGTTCTTTCAAAAATTCTTTTTAACTGCTTAATTTTTTCTTCTATTGCATTAGTGCCCATGCTACGTCCTCTGGCTTCCTTTGTCTTCTGATGGCGTTACGAATAGTCGCATCTTCTATTAATCTTAACTCTTTTTCAGATGCTCCCATTTTTATCATTTCTTTTCTTACCGCAGCACGATATCGGGTAATTTCGGCATTACATACCATTCTTTCTCTCATTTTATTCCTATCTACATCACGCTTTTTTTCAAGTACCATATCCATATAAATCACCCCCTTTTGACTTTCGAATCTCCCCGATTAGCACGGCTTCTAAATAAAAGTCGCAAAATCCGACTCAATCGTTAAAAGGTCTTCTCGTCTGCGATATAACTACATCTTTCGATGTCGCTCTAATAACATAGCATATAGTTCTAGGATAGTCAACTACTTTTCCCACTTATATGATATCATATATATCTACAAATGTATAGTATTCAATTTAAGAAGCTATTTATATCTCACTACTTCATACATCCTATCTGCATCGCCGCCAAACCACATCTCACACAACTCACTTGTAATCTTCTGAACATATGTGTCACGACTTATCAGTGGCTGGTAAAAGAATGTCCTTCCTGCACGATGACACGATACCACATTCTTATCGCACAGCCTTCTCAAAAATGTGGATACTGTCTGGGGTTTCCAGTCAAATCCATACTTTCTGTTTACCCGTTCCACAATCCCCGGAAGGTTTAACTCTACATCCGACTCCCAGATGATGTCCATAATCTTCTCTTCACATTTTGTCAGACTTTCTTTCATTTACTTCCATCCTCTCGATATAGTTTTGCAGTGGCTCCGGCCTGCAGGTTCTGAACGGCGGATTATACACCATTCCGCCATCATTCTGCGCTGACCGCTTCTCGTTCCGGTACTTGACCGCCAGCCGGTGTGGTAATACCTTCTGTCTGCCTTTTATCTCAAGCCTGCTGCCATCCTGATAACTGAATACAATCTTCCACATCCCTTATTCCTCCTTCAGCAGTTTCTCTACATACCGGTCCATGCTGTGGCACAGCTTGATACAGTTGCCGTGTGACGCATGATTCCTCCATGCATTGTATTTTTCATAAAACTTTTTCTCAGGCATCTTTCCGCTCTTTACGGCTCTCGCCCAGCCCGCTACCTTCTTTTTGATTCTACGCTTATTATCGCCCTTCAGCTTACGGATATACTTACCATCCGCTGTTATGTAGTGATGGAATCCAAGAAAACCGATACCACACCGGAATGGTACTATCTGCGTCTTGCCATTCAGCGACAGTCCAAGGCTTTCTACCATCTCCCGGATACAGGAAAGACACCATTTCAGATATTCTTTATCATGATGGATGAGATAGAAATCATCCATGTACCTGCCGTACAGTCCGATTCCCAGCTCTCCGGTTATCATGTGGTCCATTCCGTTTAACATCAGCAGCGCATACACCTGTGCTACCTGGTTCCCAAGCGGAAGTCCCCGCCCTTCTGAGCTGTCAATGAACAGATGGTTCAGCCATGTGGTATATTCGTCCGGAAAGTGATAATCTACGATATCCTTCAATACCTCGTGGTCTATCTGGTAGAAAAACTTTGTAATGTCACATTTTAAAATCCAGCCATCAAGTCCATGCACCTTATAGAACTCAAGCATGTGCTCTTTCAGGCAGTCCAGACCAAAATGCGTTCCTTTGCCTTTCTGCCCGGCATAGTTGGTCTTGATGAACTCTTTTTCTAATTCTGGATGTAGTATATCATCACACAGGCAATGCTGCACTACTTTGTCTTTAAAAGTACAGGACTTAATGATTCTTTCTTTGGGTTCGTATATCTTAAATTCGTTATACGGTGCCATCCGGTATGTCCGGTCTTCCAGCTGTTCTTTCAGCGCATGCACACCTTCCAGACTCATCATCTGGAAGCGTGCACTGCTGCTATTGAAGCCTTTACCGGCTTTTGCTTTCCGGTATGCTCTATACAGATTTTCAAAGTTACAAATGATGTTTTTATGATCCATAGAAAAACCTTTGTATTTACCGCCATGCGGAAGGTCTTATGCTTTTTTGTATCATCTCCGGTTTCGGCTAAAGCCTACTCCGACTGTCTGTGATCCAGAATGGGCGCACACCGTTGCTGTTGTTGTAGTTATTGTTGTTGATGTTGCCGGACGGCGAAACAACGGTTTTTACAGCATAAGACCCATATTCTTATCTTCCTTTGTCTCCTTTTCTCCACGCGATTGCCATGTGCTTGACATCGGTAACCATCTTTGACCAGTATTCCATCTTGTCCATACCGATAATGTTCAGCTTCATGGACAGCTCTATGTAAAACAGCAGTTCATCACAGTATGTGATTGCCCTGGTCTGCAGCTCCGCACGTTCCCGTGCCGCATACCGTAAATCTGTCCTGTTGGCTTCGTGGAGATATTCATAGATTTCCAGTGACTTGTTCTGCATCTTATCCACCAGAGAGAAACGATATTTCTTCGGATAGTGGTTGCAGTTTGAAGTCACACGGATTGTATGCTCTGCAAGTGCTTCCGCTTTCAGAATCACTTTCAGCTTTTCCTCTGCCATCTACTTACTCTCCGGATTCAAAGATTGCAGATGAGAAGATACAAAACGGGCGCACACCGTAGCTGTAGTTGAAGATATAGTTGATGAAGTAGCCGGACGGCGAAACAACGCGGACCCACCGGCTGTCATTATTACATCTGGTACTGTCCGGTGTAAGTGTCCACCATGTATAATCATCCGTATTCGGAATCAGAGCCCTATACTTGCGGTATTCATCCACTGAAATCAGTGATACCTTATCCTCGCAGGTACCATATTCCGTCTGGCCATCGAGTGACAGCAAGTCTCTTTCGAACGGAATAATATTGTCTTCTCCGATCTCATCTGCCAGTTTCTTATAGAACTCCGTGTTCAGATAATTCCGCAGATTGCTTGACTGCCAGTCGTTGCAGTCACTATCGAACTGCATACCCTCTTCCAGTCTGTCTGCCAGGCAGACATATCCGGCATCGGTAATGTCCAGAATCTTCCACTCCAGTCCGAGAATCTCAAACGTATCTCCGATACCGAGTCCCTTACGGATTCTTTTACCAGTGCTTCCGGCCAGTTCCTGCATCTGCTTTTCCAGTTTCTCAATTCTTTCTTCCAGTGTTTTCTTCATGATGTTAGTCCTCCTTGGATACAAAGATATTCGATTTTAAGATACAAAACGGGCGCACACCGCAGCTGAAGCTGAAGTTAAAGTTGATGAAGTTGCCGGACGGCGAAACAACGGCGAGTGACCACGTCCAACCACGTTTCTCAGTGCTCCACGGGGTAAGTGTCCAGTACCAATCCGGCAGTTCCTTATTTACGAGCAGATCATTGTGCTTTCTTGCCTCATCAAAGGTAAATACTCTTACCCTGCATCTGCATGTACCAAATTCATTCTGCATGTCCACGGATGTGAGATCGACTTCATGCTCAACCAGATTGTCCGCACCGACTGCTGCCTCGATTACCGGCTGGATCTCATTCTCAATCAGTTCTTTCAGCTGTGAGTGGTTATAATCTCTGGTATCGTTGTCAAACATTACGTCCTCTGCCATGAGATTCTTTGAGATAACATCCGTTTCTCCTTTTCTCTGTTCCAGAACAATAAAATCATGTTTTCCAATCTTGAATACCTCTCCCTGTTTCAATGTTGCAAGTTCTACGTTTTTCATTTCTCTTTCCTCCTGTGATTTTTATTTTTAACTACGCAATAATACCCACTTTCTTACCAACTGCCAGTATAAATGCCGTGCATAACCGCCTCACGGTACGCTCGTCCATGTAGCATTTGCGCGCAATTACGTTATAGGGCAATTTCTTGTCCGGATGGCTCCAATATCGGAGTCTGATTACTTTCTGCTTCTCCTCCGGCACTGCTGCCATTGCTTCATCTACTGCCTTGATGTGTTCGGCTATGTATTGATAATGCTTCGTTTCCATTGCTTCTACAACTCTCTCCTGCCTGCTGCCGGTGGAAAATGTATGGCACGGTATTTCTCCGTCCTTGGATGGTGTTTTGTAGAGAAGCAGCTCATATGCCGTGTCGTACTCTTCTTTCCACTCCGGATATCTCATTATGATTTTTTCAATCTGATTCCTTGAATATTTACTTATCTCTTTCAAAACAACCTATCCCCCTTAGCAGAACGGTAACTCCTCATCCACACCGTCCGGTATACTCATAAAACCATCCTCTGATTGAGTATTTACTGAATTCCCCGCGTTTTTGCTCTCGCAAAATTCTACCTCTTCCACAACAACCTCTGTTGTATACACTCTTACGCCGTCCTTATTCGTATAACTGCCTGTCTGGATGCGGCCGGACAATGCTATCTTGGAACCCTGCTTTAAATATTTCTCCGCAAACTCCGCTGTTCTTCCAAATGCCACGCAGTTAATGAAATCTGCTTCCTGCTGCCCCTGCTTCACCCTTCTGTTGACTGCAAGCGTCCAGCGCGCTACCGCCAATGGATTTTCTCCCTGCTTATAGCGTATCTCCGGATCCCGTGTCAGTCTTCCCAATAAATCTACCCTGTTCATCCGTTCTCTTTCCTCCTCTGATAACCAATTCTGTCCGAATACCTCGAAAAACCTCTCCTGTCCCCACCTCTGCTCAAAAGCAAGCTGCGCTGTTTTATACAGAATCTCCGATACATCCTTGTTTACATGTGCCGCCTCCGCTCCAATTCTGTGATGCCACAGGCACAGGTAACATTTCAGACCATATTTTTCAGACAGCGGTCGCTGCTTTTTGCAAAATATGATGTGATGCTCCTCCGTATATTTGTAAGAATCATCCTCATGCAGTATTTTGCATAAAAAGCAGGTGCCGTCCTTCTCCTGAATGATGCTTCTCATTTCTCTACCGTTCTGGTGCTCTTGATTGTGTCTGTGCGGCAGATCTCGATTCGGACATTGCTATCGGTCTCTTTTCTTTTCATCACCGCCGTTGTTTCTCCGACCTTTACCGTAATCTTGTCAAAATTTCCAGCAAAGCAATTACGCACGTTATCTGTCAGCATCTTTGCCAGCTCGGGATATTCCCCTCCAAACAAGCTGTCTATGTATGTTTCCGATTGATTTTTTGTCGATTCCCAATCCTGCTGTATCTTTGCACGGTCACAATTACATCTCTCTGTTGCCCACTTGTTTAGCTGCTCCGGTGTTGCTTCCTTCTCCACCGGAATCTGTGTCGCCTGTCCGCAGTAAATACAATATCCAATCTGCGACATGCCTGTTTCTCTCTCATCACTTAATTTCTTCATAGCGCAACTCCTTTCCTTCTTGTCCCTTCCTGTTTCTTGTATCTAGTGCAGTTATCCGGAGAGCATCCCCGCATATGTCCGGTAACGCCGATATAATCACAGCTGATTGCTCCGTTGGTGTTCGCGTATATGCATGTTCTCATTACTTCATCCGTACATTTAATACCGTCTGCTGCCTCCGGCTTTTTCTCCGGTTCTGCAGCTTCTGACTTTGCCCGGTTCTGCTTCGTTCCCTTACGCGGACCTTTCGGCCTGCGCGGGATATCATATCTGTTCATCAGCGTTTTTACCGTCTGTGTGCTGATATTCAGTCTTTCTGCTGTCTGCTCGATGGTAAGTTCTTCTGTTATGTACAGCCTCCGAAGTTCTTCCGGTGTTATATTTACAATCTGCCGGTTGCCCAGCTTCCTTATCCGCCCTTTACACTGTTCTTCATTTTGCCCTACGGAAAGTTCTGTATATGACCTGGGCAATGGTTGCCATGCATTCACAAATAAATCTTGTGAGACACACGTTTCCTGCTCATCTCCCAGATAAAATGCTCCGCCGTTTTCATCCTCTTCATAACGTCCCACCTGCGGACACGAAAAATTCTTAAAAGAGAGCAATATGTAATTATCATTTTCCGGATACCGCTCCTCTACCGGTATCCATCCGTATTTTCTACGCATCCTCATGTTCCTCCTGCTCATATTGTGCTTTTACCAGCTGGACCATTCTGTGGGTTAATGCCTCTT